GAACACCAGCTTGTCGTCGATGCCGTCGCCGGCATCGATCGACCAACTGGCGCAAAACAGCAGCTTGCCGCCTTTGGTGGCAGCGCCCGACAGCGGGATCATCTCGAGATTGCCGCCGACGCTGTTGAGGCCGAGGTACCAGGCGTTCATCGAATTGAGCTCGATGAAGAAAAGCCGGTTGCGGTACTTGCAGACATAGACAAGGTTCGCGCCGCCGTCGACGCGTGCGCCGGGGTACTTCACCAGATCAACGTCAATCTGGCTGGCGTTCAGCGTCACCCACGTCGCGCCGTCAAATCGAAGTGGCGCGTTGCCGGCGTCATTGACCACGATCATCCAGTCGCCGCCCTGGTTGGCGAGCTGAGCGGCGACGTAGTTGCCAGATGTCTGGCCGCTCTTGATCAGCGTCGGCGTGTTGGTGGTGACGTCGTAGAGCTTGGTCGCTTGACCGGCGAACATGCGCTGGTTGTTGCCGCTCGCGTATTGAAAGCCGGAGACAATAGGGACAGCATCTGGCAGCACGCACCAGCGGTTGAAGCCGCCGCGCAGCGAGACGCCCTTCATGGTCGGCTTCCAGTTGTCGCAAACAACTGCACCACCCGGCTGCATATAGGCTTCGTTCTCGTTCTGGATGATGCCGCGCGTCGGCGCGGGGATGGTGATGGTCTGCAGCTGCTGCGCCACCTGCTGCGGCACCGCCGCACGTCGGAACGCCTCGTGCTTGCTCATGTCGGTAACGCCCAGGGGTAGGCGACCCTGGCGCTGGCTGAGATCGGCTGCCGCCCTAGAATGATCGACGCCGGGCTGTCATGACCCATCGCCATCGTCAACGCGTCGCCGTAAGTGCCCATGTCCTCGGCGTAGGGCGAACCCTTCTGCGCCTTCCACTGCCAGATCATCGCGAGTTTTAAGACCCGCTCGTCGAGCGTGAAGCTGTCGGTGTCGGCCATGAACACGTCGCCGCGACCGCCGCTGGCGAGGTCGATGCAATTCTTGTCGAGGTAGGAGAAGTAGGCCGTCACCGGCACAGCCATCACCGGCCAGATGTGGATCTGGCCGCCCATGATGGTCCACTCGCCCCAGGCGTTGTCACTGGCGTTGGCGGCGCGGCGGCGCATCCACTCCTCGGTATCAGGGATAAAACGCATCGGCGTCTGCGTCGACGTCGAGCGCCAGACATTGCTGGTCAGCAACATGCGCTTGAAGTTGGCCGGCAGGTTGAACGACGTGGCGACGCCGTCGCCGGTCAGCGTCGCCAGCGTGCGCAACTTGGTCCAGTCGCGGCTGTCGTAGGCGATGCGCTGCGCCATCTCGTTGGCGAGCGCCAGCATCTCCTGCATGGTCCTGTTGCCGGTGAGGTTGGAGAACACCGACTGCGGCAAAGCTACGCCGACGGTCGAGCAGACGTCCTTGATCACCGACAACAGGGTCATGTCACGCTGCCTTCGGGCTGCAGTCTTGCGCCATGCGGATCAGGACTGCTTTGTTCAAGGTGCCGAGTGGCGCCTGGCCGGAGTTGGTCGCGATGTACTCGCGCAGCTGCTCGGCGCTCATGTTCTTGAACTCGGACGCGGCCTGCGCCTCGCGCGCTTTCTTCAGCGCGAGATCCTCCTCGAGGATGGCGTTGCGGGCTTTCAACGCCTCGAGCTCGGCCTGCATCTGCAGGTTCGGCGCGCCGCGCTTGCTTTCTTCGAGGTAGGCCTGGGCCGAGTTTTTCCATTCGCGGCCGCCTTGGCCGAGGTTCTTCAGCTCAGCGCCCTCAATCGCCGCTAGCGCCTCGACGGTGTAGATGTTTTGCGCGCGCAGCTCGGCGCGCTTGCCTTCCGAGAGGAACGGCACCGCCGCCAGTGGCGTACCGGACTTGGTCTGCTGCGCCTTGGCCTTGAACTGCTGGTACTGGTGCCGGAAGCGTTCGGCGTAGGTCTGCTTGACCTGCTCGCCGATTTCGGGGTCGATCAGCCAGCGCGCAAACTCGGTGGCGGGAAACACCTTGACGTCTTTTGAGCCAGGGGAGCGGATCTCGCAGATTTCGACGTCGTCGAAGATCGGCCGGCCCTCGGCCAGCGTCTTGCCCGGGTTCTGCAGCGGTATCAGCTTGAAAACGGCAACCAGTAAATCATCAGGGTCTTGTCGGGGCATGTAGGGTCCTTCCTCCAGAGGTTGAATTGGCCGGGGCCGCTTTCCGCGGAAGGAAGGCTTGGACCTACACGTCGGCGACCCCGGTTGGCTCGGCAGCTGGCAAAGACGTTAGGCTGCCGGGTTACTATCGTAGAGGCGCCAGTTGAACAGCGGGTTGACCATCGTCAACTCGCCCATCCAACCAATAAATTGCGCGATCGCGTCTTTGTCGATCGGCATCATCCCGTCACCGTCAAAAAGTTTGTCGAAGTTGCGCTGCGGGTGATAGCGCATGCGGAGCGTATCGGTGTTGATGCCGAACGTTGTATTCGCCGGCATGTTGGACCCGATGCCGCCGTCGAGCACGATCTCGGCCCGCTTGCCGCCGCCGATGTATTCCAACGCGCTGAAGCCAAGCTGGCCGAGCGAGGTGGAATTTTGCTGGCGTTGGATGGCGACGGTGGCGGCGTCGTAGGCCGCGTAGTGTTCGGGGGACATGATCAACAGATCCGCGTAATCGCGCCCGCGGGACTGCTTCATCATGGCGTAGTTGAGCATCGGCCGGATGGTCGCGCTCGTCACCTGGGTGCCGAACGGCGCCAGGGTTACTGTTCCTGCGGTGCCGTGCGGGTCGAACGTGGTGGTGCGCCAGATCGTGGCATTGGCACGGTCGATGCCGCCGTAGACGCCGCTGGTCGTTGTCACCGGGATGGCGGTGGCGAGGCCCGTGATCTGCTTGTTACCGTTGGCAGTGCCGTCGGAGTAGATGCCGGCATCCATCGCATCCTCGAGGGCGCGCTCGGCCGCCGAGATGTAGCTTTCGAAGACGTCCATGATCTGGGCGTCGCCCTGGTTGTTCAGGATCTCCTGGTACGACAGCACGACAGGGACCACGCACATCTTGGGGTCCCAGAACGCGTCATTGAATAAGTCTATGGCGGGATTGAGTAATTGGTCGTAGCCGGAGTACCACTGCGCGGATTGTTTTCCTATTTGCAGCGTCTCGCGGACCTTGGGGCCGGAGTAGGTCTTCCACAGACCCTTCCGCTTCATGACGGCCAGCAGCGCGTTGTTGTTGCTGACGAGATCTTGGTAGCCGCTCGAGCGATCCTCGAGCGCCATTGAGAGCACCTGCTGATAGGCAGCTGCGGTTGTTACGTTGGGCATGGGTTCTCCATCGGGGTTCAGACGTTACGACGCGGCGCCGTTGAAAGACCGGAAGGCCTTACTCACAGCGTCAGATACGGATCCGCTCGGGGTCTTTGGTCGCCGCGATGCCGCGTTTGAGGCGGTCACATCAGAGGGGGCGCCGTAGATCGAACGATCGGTCGTGGTTCGGGTCTGAGCCGACGGGTTGCGGGTCTGAGCCGCCTGGGACGCCGGGCGCAATAACTCCGCGCGGCGGTATGCACTCTCCAGATCAAAGCCGAGGTTGATCTCGTTCTTGATCAGGTCGCCAAGTTCATCGAAGCGCGGGTGCCGGCCGTCATCTGCGAAATGATCGATCTGCGACCGCGTGTACTGGAACTGCCTCTCAGTATGCAACTGTTGGAGGTGGCCTTTCAAGCCGTTAATTTCCTGGTGCAGGGCGCCGATCTGCTGGCTGGCCGCGTTCTGGGCGTTGCCCTGCTTCATCTGCTGCAGCTGCTCCGGCGACTGTGACAGCACCGTGTAGGCGACATCACGCAAGTCGAGCCGCCGGCCGGTCTGGGGGTCCTGCAGGCCCATGTTGTGCACGATCAAGTCGAGCCCGCCGAGCAGGTCGGTGCGCAGCTTCTGCTCCATCGAGACGTAGTTGTTCAGCGCGCGATCAAGCGTGGTTCCCTGACTTTGGGCGAGCTGGTGGAACTGGCGCAGCGGCTTAAAGGCCTCGTGGTCGGCGCGGTAGAAGTTGTAGGCCCGGCCGAACTCCTCGTGCATACGGTGAATTTCGCCGCGCACGCTCTCGGGCGCGGCCGCCCAGTCGCGCTTGGCGTGCTCAGCCATCCGCGGCGGCGGGTCGCGGAACGGGCTGTTCTCGGGAAGGGTACGAACCGGCCCGCCCGGCTGCCCGTCCGATCGTACCCCCGCCTGCTGATCGAAGTGCCCTTTACGGACCTCGCCCTGCTGCTCGTTAACCGGCTGGCGCGGCGCAAACTGGCCGCGATCGCTGCGCGGTTGCGGCTGGCCCTGGTCATCCGGCCGCTTCTTGAGGTTAAGCTTCGGCGTCTCCTCCGGCGGCTGGTTGTGGCCGGCCTTGGCCTCGGCCGGCTTCGGCTGCTCGCGCTGGGGCTTGGCCTCGGCCGCCTTGGGCTTGTTGGCGCGGTCGAAGGCCGCCTCGATCGCCTCGCGGCGGCTCGGCGTGCGCTTCTCGCCCTCCGGCACGCTCGGCGCCTGGGGGCCTAGCGGGTGCGGGGTGCTGCTGCGATCGGCATCAACAGGAACCTGAGA